CTGCGACCACGGTGATAGCCATCGCGTACGCCCCTTTTATATGATGTTTTCTGCACATCTATGATGACTATAATAAAGCCTATAATCATTCCAATAATGCAGATAAGTAGTAGCTTGTCTGTGTTTGCCATTTCCTTACCTAACTGCAAGCAACGCCCTCGGATGCTTACAGACTTAGTGTGACAGAACCGTCCGACTAATCAAGGACATTTGTGTAACGAAATGATAACGATTTAACGAGGTCTGCCGTAGGACTTTCCAGACACAATGAATGTCCCGTCCTTCTCAATGTGAATAAGATCGACTTGAACCTTAGCCTTATTGACATAGATGATGGCGAAAGCCTGCTGCCAGTTAGCCACGCCCTTGGTGTACGCGGCTTGCTTAAAGTCCATGAGATTGCCTACCTCGACACCATGCAGGACACGCCCTATACGGCCTCCTGAAGCCTCTGAGAAGGCCGAACGCCCTGCTCTGTGAGTATGTCCTGAGATGACATTCTTGCCGTGCCTACGGGCTGCCTCAAGGGCTGAGAGCCCACCCTGTGGCTTAATAGGTGTATGGTCTCCATGAACAGCAATCCAGTTAGGTGCAATAGGCATAGGGTTCTTATGGAATGTAATGCCTAGCTCATCGAACTTCATGAACTTCTCAAAGCGCAGCTCTGGCAGCGCACCGAATGCAGGCACTTTAGCCATGATGATGTTATACAGGCGATCTGTGTGATTGCTACGGATGCAGTCAGTAACGCCTAACTCCCAGAGAAGCTGCACAGCTTCATTGCGATCATCGTCTAGGGTCTGAGCGTATGAGCCCATGCGCCCTTCTTCCCACTTGCTTATTTGGGGAAGGTCAATCTCATCGCCAATGGTGACTACTTGATCTGGCTTAAATTTAGAGATGAAGCTTGCAAGGTTACGGGTTGCAACCCTGTCATGGTATGGGACTTGTAAGTCCGAGACTACGACTATTCGCTTAATCGTCATCCTCGTCTTCATAATCGCCAAACTTCTCAGGCGCGATAGGGTCTGGCAAAATCCAATGCGGGTAAGCTTGTGGCTCTGTAATCATGAACATGGCTACATCTTCTGCGAACCCTGCACGCTTAAGACTGCAGAAGTATTCATAAAGCCCAATGCAATAAGCATCGAGCTTTGAGTAGCCTTGCTCCTCTAATGCCTTAGTTGCTTTTCTTGCCATGGCACTATGCTACCTGTCGAGAAGTATGTTATAGATCTCATCCACTCGCGTGTTGAGTCTTTTGATCTCTGACAATAGATGCGTAATGACATAGCCAGACAAGCCACCGAGTGCTGCAATGGTGGCGATGTAAAGGGTGAAAAAGTCTGCCTGTGTCACTTTTTAGGACTCGCGTATCCGAATACACCTGAAAGGACAGCCCATAGGATCGCTCTGTAGTCGAGGTCAAAGTTGCTAGATGCCCACGCTGCAAGGAAAGCACCGGCAGCAAGGATTGCAGGGTTCTTCATGTTCTTCATTATTCTCCACCTAACATAGATACTTGATAAAACTCACCCAGTAAGTCAGCTTCTTTCTTAAAGCTGAAGTGAGCGTGTTTCGTGTGTTTGTTAGCCCCTGTGTACTTCCTTGGTTTCCAGTTGAGTATTCTCGAATAGATGTACCCATCGAAAATAATGTAACTAATGCGTGTTTCTGATTTAGCCTTACAGGCTCTCCGAAGCTGATCAACAAGATCGGGCATAATGTCTGGTTTTGATCCCTTGAATAAGTCACGATCGACATCAATGGCGCGTACCCAGCCCTGCTCATCTGGATTATGATCTGACTTGCGAGCAGCGTGTCGGGTATCACCGACCCAACCATCCGATGTGCGGTCACGATCTGGGAACGAGTCATCTATCTGCTCTCTTAATTGGATAGCAGCTTTACTTAACTTGACCTTCATCCAAGTAGCAGCTTCGCTTCATCCTCAGAGATGCCCAGCTTCTCAAGTAGTGCAGCCTTAGCCTCAGCCTTGACTGCTGCCTCTGCCTCTGCCGCTAGGCGGTCTGCTTCTGCCTGTGCTGCTGCTGCTTCATTGGCTGCGATCTCATCGGCCGTTAAAGGGCGCTCGATGACCTCGCCTGTTTCGCAGTTGATTTCGATTGCTGTTGTCATTGTTGCTCCTTATGAGTTTTTGATGCCGTATAGATAAAAAGATGAACCTGATACAAAGTCTCCGCCTTCTAAATTGATAGAAGTAATTGCTGCTGTGTTACGCCATAAGCCAGCAGTTGCACCACGATACGCCTCTGTTGCGTTGTTCTCTGTTGCTGAGTCAATTGAGACGGGTTTATTTTGGCTGACCAAATAAGAGGGAATGTAGATTTCTGCGCTTGCAAAAGTGTTGCTAGTTGCAGATGATCCTTGCGTTGATGATGCTGCAATTATGCGAGTAGTGCTGCCTCTACTAGAGACAAGAGATGTGCCGTTTCCATAAATAAAGGTGTAAGAATAATTGCTTGCAGTATCGCCGTTAAATCTAATAAGTATGTTGCCATCGACTGAAGCGTAATTTACTCTAGTAGAGATCCTCAACACTAGATCCGTGTAAGTACTCGGGATTGCAGAGAAGGTAACAGATGCAGCAGAACTGCTAAGGACATTGGATGAGATGAGTGTGTAGGTACTAGGCATTTTTTATCCCATACAGAGTCGCGGTTGTTCCAGTGTTAAAGTTTGCACCAAAATAACCAAATAATTTGATAGAGGTTATTGCAGATGTTGAACGCCATAAACCAACTTCTCTAGTTGTTCTGCCTGAACCGTTTTTATCTCCAGACCCTGTAAGCAATACGGTTTTGTAAGTGCTTCCAGCGTAAGAAAAAATGTCTATTGCAACCGTAGCAACATTAGAATCGTTTGTGAAAACAGAGTAATCATAAATGTTATTTGCTCCAGTTATCTGTCCTGTGGATGCAGATGTTCCATTTCCAAATAAATAAGTTTCAGAATAATTAGCCCCTGTATCATTATTAAATTGAATAGTAACAAATTCATTTGATGAAGCAGTCCCTGTAATTACCAATCTTAAATCAGTCCAACTAGATGCAATACTGGAAAAAGTAATAGTTGCTGCTGCACTACCTAAAGTCGTGGTAGCGATTGGGTCGTATGTTGTTGGCATTTACGCTCCCTTGATTCCGTATAGTGAAAACTTAGACCCTGCAACTAATGTGTCTCCGTTGCTAAAGTTTAATTGAATCGAACTTATGGCATTTGTATTCATCCATAAACCACTAATGAGAGCAAGATAACCTGAGCCGTTAGCATCATAACCGCCAAAAGACATTAAAGTTTTGTATTTGCTGGTAGATGCATAATCTATTATAGAATAAACACCGCTTGACCATCCACCAGTTGCGGCGCTAGGAATAGTTAAACCACCAATTTGAATTGTTGAGGCTGTTCCAGTTGCGCCTGAAGCTCCACCAGTTGCATAAATGCGATGCCAAGCATAGTTAGAACCTGTGTCAGAATTAAAACGCCAATTTAGAGTAGATGTCTGAGCCTGTGCGCTTAACCTTATTTCTAAAGATTTATAAGTAGAAGGGATGGAGCTAAAAGTGACTGCCGTTTCTCCACCTACTGCGGTAAAACTAGCAATAGACTCAAAAGAAGCGCCACCACCGCCAGCTGCGCCACCACTGTCTAAGACAGATACGAATGAATTAAGCAATTCCACCCACCACATACCATGTGTCTGTGCCAGTCTTAATGCAGGCGGCTGACTTGTATTGTGCAAGGGTAGGAGCAGCTGCTACTGCGCCACCTGAAAGAATTGTAGTAGTGCCAGATGTTACAGCTGAGATTGTGCAGACTCCCACGCCAATGTTAAGCACAGTTAGCACAGTACCAATAGGGAAAGCAACAGATGCGTTAGTAGGGATCTTAAAGGCAATCGCTGTTGCTTTGTCCATGATCTCTAGCACTTGGTACTGGTCAGCACTAATGGCTGTGTAGTCTGCTGTGTTAGCTGTGCCGATGGTGAAGGATGTGAGTCCGTTCATCTGGCTTGCTGCCAAGACCTGACCTGTAGTAAATGGGAAACCTGTTGCCATGATGCTCCTTAGTAACTGAAAACGCTAGTGTCTAGAATACCGTATAAAGACGAGTCAAGGATGAAACCATCGATGATCGGCTCCGCTGTGCCGTAGCGCACTTTCCACGAGTTAGGTGTGATTGAGTGGGCAACATTAAAGACCTGCACTGTCTTAGATAGCGTAGTGCTATTAGGCTGGGTCGTAGTGATACTGACTGGAGTAAAGAAGTCCATCGTCAAAGCTGCAACAGTGCCATCCGTGTAGTTATCCTGCTGGAGATCTAGGGTCAGCTCATCCACGCGGGTTGAAGTCTCTTTACGAGATGCAATAAAAGCCTGTGCATAATCTAGAGCTTCTGCATCGGTCTGCATGAGAAGCCCTGATTGGTTATAACTGTGAGTGAAGTACTTAGCAATAGAGGCAGCATCACTGACGGTCTGGACTGTGCCACCTGTGCGGGTGACAGTGGCTAGGTTATAGATCTGGGTGTCATCAAAAACCCACTTGACATTGAAATAGCCAATGCCTGTGCCGTTATCATTAAAGACAATAGGAGCACCTGCAATAGTGCCGACTGTAACATTGCGATCTTGAAAGGCGCAGCGACCCTGTGCATCCATGTAGATAGCGCCATACTCAGTAGTAGCAACAGTCTGCAAAGCTGCTAAGGCTGTGCGCTGTGTTGCTGGGTCTGCCTGAACTGTGGTCAATCCTGTATCGACATCTCGAAGCGCTAAAGGCCAGCCTATAGTGTCAAGGATCTTACTAATGCGTGAGCCTGTGGTCTCACCTGCTGTTGCATCAACTACACCGAAGAATTGTGCATTCTGGAATAGTCTAAAGCCATCAACTGCCGTAACTGTGGTATAGACAAGATCACCCTCGAACTTAGGGGTCGTAGTGTTATAGCCTGTGATGTAGCCTGCAAAGATTGGGTAAGTAGTACCGCCATAAGTTGCAGTGATAGTTATCTTACGCATAGGGCTTAAGTAGGTGTAATAAGGGCTGGCAGTATTCTGCGGGTTGAAGTCACCATTCTGGTCAATAATGCGAACTGCAGCTGTGCCAGTCTGAAAGACTTCTGCTGAGATCTGTCGGCCTCGGTTAGTCTGTACTGAGTCAAGAAGGTTAGAGACATCGACTACGAGGCTTGCTGGGCTATCTGAGAGGACATCTGCACCATCTAGGAGCGATGAGTCAAGGATAAATGGATAGCCGAATGAAGCCCCTGTAGAGAAGTCAATGACTACATTGATGACTGGTCTGGTCACAGAGTGCCAGCCTGTACAAGTGAGTCACCTCTGCGGTTAAGTTGGATTAAAGAGTTCTGAATCAGGTTAGTCAGTTCATCTGGGTTAGCAATGGTGTTAGCGTAGATGTTAATCGTTGCTGCTTCCTTCTCGCGGAATGACTGTAGTGCCCCTGAGTTGCTATAGATAGAGCTTGCCTGTAGGGATGCAGTCTTAGCTGCTGTGTCCATGTCTAGCAAGTCTGCAAAAGCATTAGCGCGAGCAGATGCTGCTTCTGCATATTCTAGGATAGCCCCGATAGATCCGCCTGCTGTTGAGATAGGGGCAATGAAGTCTCCTGCTGGAATCCCAGAGCCTAGTGATCCGCTTGTTGGTATGTTCGCTTTACTTGCTGCATTAGCCATGCCAAGCAGTCTCATCATCTCAGCAATCTTGGCAAGAGCATCATCTAGATTCTTTTGATCAATCAACTCTTTAGGCTTTAGCCCTGCAAGGATAGAATCAATATTAGTTAATGTTACCTTTTGACCAGTCAAAGTGCCAAGGATTTTAAGATCTTCGTTAAGTTTCTTAGTTGCTGCAATAATAGCTGCTTCATCCTTAGCAGCCATTGCATCTTCTAGATTCGAAATTGATTGCTTTACATTTAGGCGAGCAATATCATTGGCAATTTGCAACCTTTGTGTGTCTGTGGTTGCCTTGGCTAATTGCTCGGTTTGACTAGTAAGAGCCGCTGCATTCTGAATCTTCTCCATGTCAAATATATCCTGACCCTTGCCGAGAGCCAGTTGCGCCTTTTCAAGTGCTGCCTTTAGTTTGGCTGCTTTAAGAGCCTTCAATTCTTCTGCCGTTAGCTTTGTCTTAGTCTTAAGAGTACGAGCAGCGTATGTAGATTGAAGTTCGGCTAAGTGAGCAAGAGCTTGAGCAGTTGCACCTGTTTGGGCTGCTGTTTCTCGTGCTTGATTACCTAATTCATTTAGAATGCGAATTCCATCATAAATCGGATTGCTTCGCATTGCCAATTCCATAATTTTATTTAAGCCAGGAATTTTACTGATTGCCTCGGAGGCAGTCTTAATGTAACCAATCATTACCCCAATACCACGAATGGTATCTGCTACATAAAGAGCAACACTTTCCATCTGCACTGCTAGATTATCTACAGTGTTTTCATCACCGAGAGCCTTGAGTGCATCGATTAAACCTGTGCCGATAATCTCTTGCACATTAGCAGAAGCAACGCCTAATTTATCGATTGATCCTTGAAAGGTGTTAGCAGCCTGTGTTGCAGATCCTGCGAATGTTGTTTCAAGTTGCCCGATGATATCTTCAAACTTGCCAGCCTTTAGATCAGCCTTAGAGATACCCACACCGAGACGAGACAATGCAGCGTTATTGCCTAAGTATGCACGACTCAACGCGGCTGTAACTGAACCCAAGTCCTTGCCAGTTGATGCCGAAATATCTAGCGAGAGGTTTAGAAGTCTTTGTGCTTCGCTGGAATCCCGTGTGGCTACCGCTAGGGTCTGATAGGCCGGACGAAGCTTGTCATCCACAATTCCGAATTCGCTTTGTAACTTCTGGATGTATTCTTCAGAAGATGCTGCATCTCTACCAAGCCCTACATTCTTAAGAGCGAGGGCTAATTGCTTTTGTGCCTTCTCGTCTTCTGCTGCTGCCTTAATGGAAGCCTTACCGAAAGCGAGAATCTGCTGACCACTAAAGGCAAGACCTAAAGCTCCTGCAAGTTTCTTAACATTCTTAGACATCTTGTCTGTTGCTGTTTCGGCTTGCTTAAAGCCCTTCTTGCCAGTGAACTCGGCAGCAATGTCAATAATTACATTAGCCATGATTAGCCTCTCACTGTTGCTCTTTGATTAAGTTTAGTAGCTGCTGTTGAAACAGCTCTAAGCACGCCTTCTCTAGCCTTACCGTTGTTCTCATCATAGGCACGATAAAGTAATCGACCTTGCATGCGATCTTTACCCTTAAGAGGTGCACGAAACTTGCCATCCTGATTAAGTACGAATCGACTCTCTGGGCTCTTCTTACCCATACGCTCGTAAATAGATCCAGCCCGGCTTTTATTAAATACTTGAGCAAGAGATCTGAATCCTCTTGAATTAGCCTTTGATGGGCTTGTCTTAAAACCAATTCTAGATTTAACCTCAGCAGGATTAAAGGTAGGAAATGTTCCCTCAGACATCTGCCGAGGCAGCCATCCGCTTAACACTTGTCCACGATCTGGAACATAGCCTCTAGCAGCTTTAGAAATCGGTGTAATGGCTGTCTTGATTTCTTTCTGAGTTTCTTTTGCTAAATCAGGTGCGAAAGTCCGGAGAGCTCTGCGAAGTTCAACGGCGCCCTTTACGCTTGCTGGCATCGCTCACCTCTTTCGCTTCATCCTTGAGCCCCTGCACTAATGCATCGAGCATGGTCTTATCTAGATCTAATAACTGCTGTGGCGCGATTCCCAATCTAATGCTTAGCCTAGCGATTAGATAGGTGAACGGAAGATCGCGCTTTAAGCTAAAGGGT